ACCCATTTTTTCACTCCTCTTTATTTTGTTCTTTGTAATTTTTGTTACTAATTTCTAAACAACTTCCTAGAAATACCTGGATTGCTGTTAATGTTGCTGTTATTTCTTTTGTGTAACCTAAATTCCAGATAATTCCAATTGTGTTATAACATGTTATAAACGCTGGAATCATAATAACAACAATAAATCTTAATCTTAAAAATAACTTTTCATCTTTAATTAACATTTCATCACCCTTTTATTTCTAAACTCTTATTTTAGGTTTAAAAGTTCCAGAATTAATATCTTTACATACATTTTGTTAAATTTTCAAAACTATTATTAGATGATGTTCCTGTTTTCGACAATTTGCTTTTGCCTGAACCCACCAAATCACCCTTTCTTATTCTTAAACTTCTTCTCATAATATGTTGGAATTCTAATTATATTGCCTTCTAGTCCTTTTTGAAGTGCTCCATATAGTAATATTGTTGTTGGTTCTAACCTATTTAACATTTCTTTATAGCCTTCTTTAAACATTTCACCACTTTCTCCATTCCAATCATCATCTTCCATGATTCCTAGTGTTGATACGGAGACAACGGAACCTTTTGGAATGCCATCAAAACAATAATTATATGATTCTTTATCACCCCAAACTACTTGTGGAATTACATCAATTCCTTTTTCTTGCCAATACTTTGCTGTCCAATTTCTTCTGTAACATGATAAAATTTGCAAAACCCTTGGAAAATCAGTATATAAGCTAAAATTCGGTGCTACAACTGCCTTAAATTCAGCTAATTTTTCTAAATATTTATCTGGATTCCTCCAGGCTGACATAAATTTATAATCATCATAATAAAAATGAGCGATTAAATTTTTTCTTTCTTCAAGTGTTGTTTCCTTATGGTCGCAAAATCTAAGCATTCTATCCCCTGTTGTCTGTGTTGCACTAATTTCAGGGATTCCATAATAATTTACTTGTTCATATTGGGCCTTTTCCATATTTTCAAACACATTATGTTGACAACTTGGATCTAGTTCTCCAGCATTTTCTCTTTCAACATCTTCATCTAAATCATCTTGGCCAATTTCGTCTATAAAATCTAGATTAAATCCTAAATCATCTAAATCTATATCTTCTAAATCTAGCAATTCCTTGGATAGAATTGGTTCATCCCAACTACTTAATTCTGCAGATCTATTATGTACTAATGCATAGGCTTTTCTTTGCTCATCCGATAAATGATCTAATCGAATTACTGGAACTTCATCAAATCCTAATTCTTTTGCTGCAAGATATCGGCCATGACCTTCTACAATTGTATTATCTTTTCCCCATATTCCAATTGGATCATCAAATCCAAATTCTGTTATAGAATTTTTTATTACTTGCAAATCTCCTATATCATGTTTTCTTGCATTCCTTTTATACATTTTTAATTTTTTTAAAGGTAAATATTCGATTTCTAAGTTCGTTTTCAAGTGTTACCCCCTTTTTGTCAATTATGACTTTATTATTTACTTACTTAAATTTTATCACAAAATACTTTTCTATCAATCAATTGTTAGTGCAGTTGTTTTTTTACTGATTTATCAAGCGATTTACTTTTTTTGTCAGATATTTTATAATTAGATTGTGTTTAAACTTGTTTTCTTTTATTTTTTTTATTTTCTTAAATAATAGATAGATTCCTTTTTTCAAAACTGATAAGTATGTAAAAAAAGAGCCTAAAAAGGCTCTTTTTTTATTATAATTTTTAATTAATAAAGTTATATTTATTTTATACTTCTGAAATTCTGATTCCATACCTTTCCAGCATCAATTTTCGCTTTATAACATAATAGTTATATCCCATTGATTTTCTGTAACCTTTTACATCTTCAACTACAGTTTCCTTTTTCAAGTTGTCATAATATACAAAGTCTGCAAAGTAATTGCATTCTCTTTCTATTAGTTTCCCTTGCTTTACTTTTCCACTTTTGGCTGTAAAACTTGGTTCTCTTTGTTCTGGAATCAAAAGATATTTTACTTGTGTTTGCAAATTAGAAATAAATCCATCTTTTTGCTTGTCTTTTAAATATAAATATCTTCTGTACTCTTTGGAGGAATCAAATTTTAATCCATCCGCTGTGTATTTTCTCCTGGCATTATATTTGTTTTTCTTGTATCCCATAATTTTCCCTCCAACTCCTTTTTTTATATTATAACTTATTTTTTATCATAAATCTTTCTAGCTAGATCCACTTTAAATCTAACCTTTTAATATTTAATTTTCTTAAATCTCTATACATTTCCTCTTCCTTTTTAAACCTCCTAGAATGAAATTCTATATTGTGTTCTATTAACCAATTAATAGCATTCTTAAAGTCTGATTGTTTCACAAAAACAAAATTTTGTTTTACACCAGCTAAATCATATGTAATAAAGTAATATTTTACTTGTTGATGTTTTGATTCAAATTCTCTAATCAATTCTGCTTTTACTTTGCCAAATGCTACTGATTTACCATTTTGTGATTTTAACCATCTTTTCCCACCTAATGTATAAGAATTTTTGATTAATACATCATTAATTTCTCTTTTTGATTTAAATTTCATTCTTTTGATACTGTCTAAATTCTTCATTTTAAAATCTCCTTATTTTTTATATAATTTTTATCCATTTTTTATTTATTATTTATATACTATTTATATATATATAATTATATTTATATATAATATATAAATTTTGGATACCAACTTACGAAAGCCATTTTTTTATGTAAATTTAATAATTTTACTCTTGACTTTGAGAGAACGTACGTTTTATGCTTGCCCAGAAGCTGAGCTGAGCGAAGCTAAGGAAAATGGCTTTCTATCCCCCTATATCAAATAATATTAAAAAAAATAAATTTGATATAGGGGTTAGAAATATTTTAAGCTTGCCCTTCGCTTCGCTTCGCTTCGCTTAAGGTTTCCGTATTCCTTCAGTTATTACTAACTGATACGATTCTTGCTGTATGTGCATTCAGCAAACGATCGAGGTCTGGTATAAGACATCGTAACTCTAGCATTATTGAGTTTTTCGCAAACTCCCTTGGATTAGTTTTGGTACTTTCAACCTTGATTAATTGCAATTTCCCAACTGAAATTAATCCTAATCCACTCCAGGACGGTATCGCCATCTCTTCAAGAATAACGGTCTACCAACCCACCCTCTAACGGCGATTCCTACGATTTGCTGAATCGTAAAGGTTCTTTTTAAGTAATTGTCCTCTCAATACTCCAATATCTTCATTCTTGGCTTTAGAATCTCTTTATTTAATTATAATTTGCACTCAATAAATCATTTAATTGACTTTATTGTTTTATTGTGTTAGTATGTATTTATATTTTATGGCATGTGCCATTTAACTATTTAACTATTTATTTTAAAAAGGGCTTTTTAATTAAGGATGGCTTTTTAATTTAATTCGTTTTTTAATTTAATTCATTTAATTCGTTTGTTTTTTTAAGCGTTTATTTTTTTAAGCGGTGGTTAAGTGGTAGGTTTGTTAAATTATATTTGTTACTGCAATCTCAATTATAATAGCAAATAACATGCGTAGTCAAGCAGAAAAAGTATTCCCCAATACTTTTTCTGTTTTTTTTATCTAAAAAAGCATATAAAAAAGGCCCTGGATAGTCACGATCAGGGCCTTTTTTTGTACATTTTATTAAGTTGTGAAGATTTTAAATTTGTATGAATTTCTTGTCACTATATTAATTATATCACATTATGTAATAAAAAATTGCTGCATATTTGCAGCAATTTTTTTGTTGATTGTCTTATAACTTCAATATCAGCGTTTATAAGAATTTGCTCTAGCAATATTATTATATCATATTTTATACAAGAAAAAACATCACCTTTCAGTGATGTTTTTTTCTTGTTTTGTAGATTTTTTATAGAGTACACTCAATATTTAATATTTTATGTCTCTATTTTACTACTTGTTATCGTTTTTCGCAAATAACGACTGCAATGGATTTTAAGACGTTTTAATTATAAACTAATCTATTATATTTTGCTAGTAATAATTGATTTTATCTGGAACTCCTCCAGAAATCTTCCATTAATTTCTATAATTCTTTTATTTGTTAAAAAATCAGTGTGAATATGTATAATTCCTTTTAAAACTTCATCATTAATCAATTTAACAGCAACTTCAGTTCCTTCTACTGCTGCATAGTCACATTCATTAACTAAATCACCAACTGCTGCATAGTCGCATTCATTAACTAGATCATCAACTGCTGCATAGCTGATTTTTTTATCAAAATTGTCAATTCCTGTTCCGTCTTTAGTTTTCATACATTCCCTTTAATTTTTCTAATTGTTAATTGAATTAGTACAATTTCAATCTTTTGCAATTGATTTATAATTTATTCCATAAACTATTCGTTAAACTAATGTTTCTAACATAGTTACAAGTGATTTTGGCTGCTGCTAGGTGTTTTTTAACATGTTTTATTGTCGATATAAAACAACAGATGGATATTGTATAAACAATTTAATATTTTTCAACTTGTTACTAAAGGTTTTATAGCAACAGCCTTATTTTTATTTTATCACTTTTAAATTGTTTGTAAATATATATAATTGATTAAATATTTATACAATTTAATTTTATTCATAATTTGCATCTATTCCACTAAGAATTTTTTTCCCAGCCCAATACTTATTATTTTTTTCAACTCCTACAAAATATATTGAATTATTAAATCCTATTAAGAATCCATATCCATACTCTCCTCTTGTAAAGTCAAACATTTCATCATAATTATCTGTGTCATATGAACTCGCTCTTAATTGAACGCAACATATATATCTTCCATATAGGCTCACTCTATAATAAATTTTATTATATGCTATATCAGTTGCGTATCCACTTTTGTCATAAATCTTCATGCTCGGTGTATCAAAATTTTGCCTTCTTCTAAGTGATCCTGAATATATTTTATCTGTTTGTGCAGAATGTTTATTAAATTGTCCAGAGCTTTCATAATAATACAACCAATTGTCTGCACTTGCATTAGTGTTATTTACAATGCATACAACATCACTACTTGAATAAAGATTTCTTCTTTGTTCAAAAGCTCGCCAATTTTTCCCCTTATATGCATCTTCATATGAATTACTTATACTAAATGGGGGGCTCACCTTTTGTGTCCAACTTGATCCATTCCATGCATAGTGACTTGTCCCCTGAATTACATGTAAAGCATTATCTGTTACAAATTCTATACCTGTAGAAAAATGAACTGGCATATCACTTAATATAGTCCATGTTTTACTTGATGTATTTAATCTTCTAAATGTATCCCACGAACTTGAAGTATTTGTTTTTGTCACGCCTCCTAATGCATATAGATCATCTTTCCAAACTATAAAATGGTTAAACATATTATTCGAATTTGGTTCTCCAACTATATATGTTGATTGTCCCCATGATTTGTCTAACGCATTTATAATATCTTTTATTCCAAAATTCTCTGGCAAAGGAATTAATTCACATTGTTGAGCTTTTCCAGTAGATGAATTCATATTTATTATTCTAGTTCTAAATAAGTAATTTTTAAAAACAATAATTTGTCCATATTTTTTTAAAAAAAACTCATAATCACTATCTAAAGTCAATGTATTACTACTTGCATAACTTGTTATTTCTTCATAGCCACCATCTCTAATATTAACTTTCTTTGCAGTCGTATTTTTAATCCCATTTACAAATAACTCAACTCCAGCCTTTCCTTTCTTTATTACATTTCCTAAAA